AAGCCGATGTAGACGGTCGAGCGGTGAGGCTTGGCGTTCTGCGTGGTGACAGGGTAGCCTTGCTCGACGCTGGTCATCATCTGGCTGGCCATCTTGTTGATGTTGTCCTTGGCGTTGTACTGGTCCTCGTCCTCCAGCCAGCGCTTGTCCACGCCGTAGCTGTAACGCGCGCGCACCCACTCGTCTCGCTGTTGGGCCATGCTGGAGCCGAACGCTTGCAAGCGCTCCTGCATCCTCTCCCTTTGGGCTTGCGGGTCGATGACTTCTACGTCGACGTTGACTTGTGGTGGTTGCATGAATGGTCCTTAGCGTGTCAGCATTTTTGAGCCGATGAGGCCGGTAGGCTGACCGGGCATGAGCGGCCCGCCAGTCCCGAGACCAGGCTGATTGTTGGATAGCGGGGTTCCCACTGTGGGGGCGTAGGAGCTGACTTTGTTCTTGCGGTCCATCGCGTTGCCGGGAGTAGCCTGATTGTTTTGGATGTTCATCCCGTTCTGGGAATCAGCCGCCTGGCCGTATCCGCCCTGCACGTCCATCCTGCCTTGGGGCGCAGCACGGGACATGGGCGCTGCCAGGTTGATAGCCGGGGCTGGTGCGTATTGGTTGGTGGCCATGTCAGTATCCTGCGACTTCGTCGAAAACCCCAAAGGCGGGGACGTTAGGCACGCGGTTGTTACGCACTCTGGTTTCGGACTCTTCCTGTGTCTTGGCGTAGCGGCGCATCATTATCGCGTACCTGGTAGCGGACATGACGTCGTCGGTCAGCTTGACGACCATGCCGTCCTTGCGGTGGTACAGGCGGAACTCCTCAAACCAGTCTTCCAGGTGAGAGAACACCCGCAGGCGCATGGTCTGCATGCGTGTCAGCATCTCGGACAGACCGGCCTCTACGCCGTTGCTGCCGTCTTCGAATGTGGCTTTGTCCTTGAGAAGGTTCAGCCCCTGATCGCGGTACTGCTTGGCCAGTTGTTCGCCCGATCCGCCCTTGTCGCGTTGCAGGCCATCATGCGGCCAGGCAATCGGCACCCAGTCGCCCCTGGCCCTGATCGCCATCGAATGGCCACCAATACCTGGTTCGCTTTTGCGGTAGGTGTCGGTGATGTAGATCGTGTCGCTGTCGCGGTCCCATGCCAGCCAGGCCGCAGCGGTTGGATGGTCCACGCCAAAGTCGATGCCGGTGATGCGCGGCCAGTGAGGCGGTATCGGAAAGGCACGCACCTTGATCGCGTCCTCGGCCACCGGGAACACCCGGCCACTGCCCAGGATAGGGATGCCCTTGGCGCGGGCCTCGCGCTCGTGCTCTGGGTAGCTGGCGATGATCGCATCGCGCTGCTCGTCTGAGTAGTGCTCTGCGTCGTGAATTGTCATGCTGGTAACGCTGGACCCGACAGGCTTGTCGATCAAGAAGCGCTTAACCACGTCGGACATACCCAGCAAAGGCGTGAAGGTGACGAACACCTGGCCACCGGTTGCCTGGGTACGGGTCAGGCCCTCAGAGTAGATCGACAGCGGCGGCTCCTCGTCAAACCAAACGAAGTCCACGGTGTCGGCCTGCCACTTGGTGCGGCCCTGGTCGTAGCTGTTGAACTGGATGACCGAGTCCTCGCCGCACTCATGGCGGACCACGATGCTGGAGACGGCATCAGGCACGCCTTGCTTCATGCTGGTGTCGCGGACACAGGCATGCGGGATCGCCCCGGTGCCCCACTCGTCCTTCATCTCAGGCGGGCCAAGCAGCAAACGCTGCACGCCCTTGCGTGTCAATTCGGCTGACTCGGAGCCGACCATGCTGCGCGTGGCATACGGGAATCGTTTGCCCTTCCACCAATCAGGGTAACGGCCAGTGGCGTGCATGGCGACCTCGAAGGCTCCGGCCCATGTCTTGCCAAGCTGGTTGCCTGCCATGAAGAGCCGTTCGCGGAATGACGAACCGGCTTCATGGAAGGCTTCCTGCTTGGCGTAGGGCAAGTAGGTGGCCAGGCGGTTGCGCTTGGCGCGGATGTCCTTCAATCGCATAAGCTCGTAGACCTGGAGCTTCTCGTCCAGGTTAAGCCTGGTGAGGTCCAGCTTGGACAGGTCGATGTCGCCGAGGTTCACTTGAGCGCCTTGGCAAATAGCATCTCAAGCCTGGAGTCGAGCTGCTCGTTCGTTAGCTCCAGGTGGCCGGAGAGCTTGACCTCCACGGCTTTGAGCTTGGGCTGCGTGTACTGAAGCATCTCATTGAGCATGCGCAGTTTGGTGTCTGGGTCCAGGGCATCGCGCATCATGGGCAGCTTGGTCTTCGGGTCGATCTTGGGCACGCCGTTGACATCGCAAATCGGTATTTGCTTCTTGAGGATGGAGATGATCTCCACCGCTGGGTCGTAGCCCTCATCGACCAGGGCCTCGGCCACGGCCTTGAGGTTGATCTTTAACTCGCCACCCTTCTTGGTGCTGCTGCTTCGGTTGGACGCGTGCGCCCTCCCTGGCTTGGCCACCGTTGGGACTTCCAGGTCGTCAAGCGTCGCCAGCTTGGGCGGCGCTCCGGCCAGGTCGGCGTTGCGTGCGTTAGCTCGACTTGCTTTTTTCATGTGCTCTTCATCTGTTTGCCAATGATGCCGTTGCGGTTGCTGATCGCATGCGCTTTGGCCTTGGCGTCTGCTTTGGACGACGCGCCCCAGGCGTTGAGGCTGAGCAGCAGCCTGGTCGGTTCCCCGTCTTTACGTTCAGGCCCGGGCATGTTGCCCATGCGCGCCAGGAAGCTGGCCCGGCGAGGGTTGTCACCTGACTTGACCGGGGCCTTCAGGTTCATTCCCTCAGCCTTGGCGCTGGCCCGGCCTTTGGCATTTAGGCCACCGGTCGGTGACTTGCCCTCTTTGCGCTGCCAGGCTGGCGTCTTCACTTCATGGCCTTGCCAATGATGCCTGCGGGCTTGGCAGTCTTTGCAGACTCCACGAAGTCGGCCTTGCTTGGCGCGCCTTTGGCACCGGGCTTGCGCATGCGCTCGTCCGATCCCGCTGCGATCCTGGCACGTTTGGCCTGGATGTTTGCGTACAAGCCCGAGCCAGCCATTAGATTTTCCCGTTGATCAGGCCGTTGTTAAAGCCCATTGGGGCTTTGGCCATGCCGCCCTTGTAAGCGGGCTGGGTTTCATTGGTGCCAGGCAGGGGCACTGCGACTTTGCTGGGCAGCACGCCAGCGCCTTGGGTCTGATTGCCGCCGCCGCCCATGGCTGCACCGGTTTTCATAGGATCGCCTGCTGCGCGCATAGGGTTGCGGCTGGCTGGGTTGGCATAGTTTTGCATGGTAATTTCTCCGGGGGTTAGGCCATCAGGCCGGGTTGGGGTTGACGATTCTTTGCTTCTTGATTCCACATCTGGCCATAGTCTTCTTCGCCTTCCATGGCTTGTTCCTGGGCACCTTCTCCGCCCTCTTCGGCCAACATCTTGTCGACGTACTGGCGGCAATCGTCCATGCCTTGGCACTCGTATGGTTCACCGCCTTCGCTTGACTCAACGGTGATACGGCCATCGTCGCCGATGGTGATGGTGATTTGTTTCATGGTTTTCCCAATGAAAAAGCCGCTTGATCGGCGGCTTGGTTGTTCGGTAAAAAGGCAAATCGAGCTGACGCACCTTCCCGCCCCAATTATGGGGGATTGCGGTTTCTCACGTCAAGTGGGCAAATCCCAAAAAAGTTGTTGCATAAAAACAACGCTTTAAAAACTATTTTTGTTGTATTTTTACAACTTTTAAAATAATAGTTGACAGTGCCTGTCACTGTGCTACATTTCAGTTGTCGGTTGATTGTTCTTTGTTTTCTCTTCCCCACCCAGCCGACTAGGGGATACGTTCCAGGTGACCGATAGATGTCCTGGTGAGACAGAGTCCAAGAGGGCAAGAGTCTTGAGGTGGTGAGCTAAACCAGTACGTAAAGGTCCTATCAAACGGGCACGTAGGTAATCCCCCACCCACAAGAGACGGTAGGAAATAGCAAACAGGCGACGCTAATCGACGTAGACAACCTCAATAGGGCAGGAACCCGAGGCTCGAAGCAATGGCGAAACGGTGGTCTTCTGACCAGCAAACAACGGGAGCGAAGAGATTTCCACACGGTTCAGGACTAGCCGCCCTGTTACCGTCTCCTAAGCCTGGCGTGCCAGGTTTAGGCGGTGTATCCAGGCGACCGACAACAGCCTGGTTTTTTGGAGAATTGAACTATGACCACATATAGAAACCCGTGGTACAAGCCAAAAAACCCAACGTACGGCCCAGAAAATTATTGGACGGACTCAAAACCCATTTTATACCGCGATCATTTAATTTATGAGCGCATAACCGGGCACGTTTGGGACGTTGTGAAAGATGACGCATGTATTACTCAAATGGCAGGCCCAAACGGGGCAAAAAGAGCAATTGACAAACTACAGGGGGAAGCAGGGAAATTTAAACCGCTAGACCCCCAACAGGCAGCCGAGGTCGCAGCATGAACAACATCGAGAAAAGCACTTTTAGACCTGGCGAATATGTGGGCTACGGTGGCGGTCATGTCTGGCGCATATTCAAGGGTCGCATACACAAAAGTCATCAACGTTGGTATGCCTACGCACAAGTCGGCCCGGATGTGCTAACCGCATGGCGTCTGAAAGACTTACAAGCCCTATTGGAAAACCTTTAATACACTGGAGTACACATGAAGATCATCATCAACATTCGCGAGGTTTACGGAGTCGCCAAGGCTTACCCAGTCTGCGACAAAGCCAAGTTGTTTGCCAGGATCGCTGGCACAACAACCCTCACCAGTCAAACCCTGGCCTTGGTCGCCAAGCTGGGTTACGAAGTCGAGTTAGTCAACAATCTTAAATTGGAGTTAGTAGCATGAACGACGTAATGTACGGTTGCGATATCAACGCTTTTATGGCCAACGTCACCAGGTCGTTGACCTACAAATGCTCGGGTGCCAACATGGTGGTCGCCGGGCTGATGTCGGATGCCCAGGAACAAATGGCATACGGCGACGTCGAAGGCGCTCGGCAGACTTTAAACAGAGCCAAGGCGCTGCTGTTCAAGGTAATGGACGGCACCCTGGACGGCCAGATGGAGTGATCAAGGGGCTTCGGCCCCTAAGCCTGGCGTGCCAGGTTTAGGCGGTGTATCCAGGCGACCGACAACAGCCTGGTTTTTTGGAGATTATTTATGGGAACACGTTCAAACACTGTCGTGATCGATGACGGCGTCAAGCTGCTCAACCTCTACCGCCAATTCGACGGCTACCCTTCCGGGCACGGCGCTGAGTTAGCGGCTTTCCTGGCCCCGATAACCTTGGTCAACGGCCTGCCGTTTGGTAGCGACGCGGTCATGGCAAACGGCATGGGGTGCCTGGCTGATCAGTTAGTTGCGCATTTCAAATCCGGGCCGGGTGGTATTTACATCGACAACCCCAACGGGGATTGCGACAACGACTACACCTACACGATCCGTGGCAACACGCAAGAACCCAGCAAGGGTTTGACCATTACCGTGGACGGCTACGGTAAGCAAGTTTTCTCTGGCCTTCTCGTTTCATTCATTAACTTTTGCAAGGAATAAATCATGTCCCATGAATTGACAACCCGTGCCGACGGCACCGTAGAGTTTGCTTACCTTGCCAGCGACGGCACACCGTGGCACGGTCTTGGTCAAGCCTTAGAAGATGGCACCAGCCTGGACCAGTGGAGAGTGGCTGCCGGTATGGATTGGAAAATCCGCCGCTCCGAGATTCGTTTCAACGTCAGCCGTGAAAGCGAAGCGTTAGTCAAGATGCCTGACCAGCACGTTCTGTTCCGCTCTGACACTCAAGCACCCTTGGGTGTCGTGTCCAAGCGCTACCAGGTAGTGCAGCCAGGCGAGGTAGTCGAGTTCTTTCGCGACATCGCCAAGGCCGGTGGCCTGGACCTGTCAGCGGCTGGCACGATCTACGACGGCAAGCGCTTCTGGGCTACGGCCAAGATCGGCGAAGCTGCTCCGGCATCCGTGGCAGACAAGATCGGCGGCTACATCCTAATCAGCTCTTCGGCTGACGGATCGCTGGCCACCGAGGTGCGTCGGACCACTGTTCGTACCGTTTGCAAGAACACCTTGCAGATGGCGCTGGCTGGCTCTGACGCTTCGGTCAAAGTGTCTCACCGTTCGGTGTTTGATCCTGCCTCTGTCAAAGAGTTTATGGGCCTAAACACCGCTGCCTGGGATGCCTTCCGTCACACAGTGACACGCCTGGCCAACATCGAGTTGCACGAAGAACACGCCGCTGACATCGCGGTCAAGGTCTTCGGCAGCGGCGAGAAGGTTCGCGAGACAGCCGGTTTCAAGAAAGTGATGTCGCTGTTCAATGGCGAGGGCATGGGCGCAATGATGGACGGTGTCTTCGGTACACGTTGGGGCTTCCTCAACGCGGTCACCGAATACGCTGATCACCACGTTCGTGCTCAGACCGATCAGAACCGCTTCGTCGCATCCCAGTGGGGTGCTGGCGCTGCGCTCAAGTCACGCACACTTGACTTGCTAACCGCTTAATGCGGTGGGGGCTTCGGCCCCTTCCAATGCCCGGCGTGCTGGGTATTGGCGGTGTATCCAGGCGACCGATAACAGCTTGGTTTTTTATGGAGTTTTTTATGAATAACGACAACATCCTCGGTCACATCGTTGACAAACTGGCCCAGGTCAAAGCACAAATCGCTGACCTAAAAATCGACGAACAAAATCTTCGGCAAGACCTGATCGACTCAGGCGAGTCGGTGATCGAAGGCGTCTACCACAGGGCCGCGATTAGCGAGTCCGAAGGCAAGGTTGCCATCGACTGGAAAGCAATTGCAATGAAGTTTGCGCCCAGTCGGCAATTGATCAAAGCCCACACCAGCCAAGGTGAGAGCTACACCACTGTCCGTATGTCTGCAAGGAAGTCAGTATGAAAATCAGTCAAAGAGATTGCCCGTCAAGCAAAGAAACACCCCAGCACGATACGCCGCTGGTTAAGGAAGCTGGCTTAAGGAGAAGAACACATGATTAAGTTAGTAGCTATCCGTGTGTTGTTTAATGAGGAAGGAAAGCAAACGTGTGATACAGGTGATGAAACTTGCCATTTTTATGTTTCTTTTCAATCAGGTCATTGGTGCAACCATTGTCAACGAGGTATTACAAACGGTGTTCCTCATCGGCTTTGTCCATTAAATGACCCCGACCACATGGGGCCGCAAGAATTTGCCAGTGCAGTGCTGGCTAAATTCAAGGAGAAGAACACATGATCATGATTTATTTGAACGAAGAATTGGCCAGTAGAAGTAAAAACCTAAGAGGCATTATTGACCGCAGCCGCAGGGTGGCAGTCGATTGGGTAAACGTACTTGCCCTTGATAGTGGCGGTGGCGTGTTCTCCATCTGCTGGGCTGATAGTTCACACGCCTCCGTGTTTTTTAACTCTTTAGACCTTGCTCATAAATTTGCAAAAAGGTATTCAAAATGAAAAATCTAAACGACGCTTTTCTGTTAGCCCTCAAGGCTCACAAGGGCCAGAGACGCAAGGGCACTGCGATCCCATACATCGCACACCCCTTGGCGGTCACCGCCATTGCACTGGAGTACGGTGCCGACGACGAACAGGCCGTTGCAGCAATGCTTCACGACGTGATCGAAGACGGCGGCATGCACTACGCCACTGTGATCAACGCCTACTTTGGCGACCGGGTTTTCAACATCGTGTCTGCACTGACCAACGTCGGCAAAGGCACCTGGCGTGAAAACAAAGTCGAGTACCTAAGCCGCTTGCGCAATGCAAGCGACGACGTGCTCCTGGTCGCTGGCGCTGACAAGCTGCACAACGCCCGTTCAATCCTGGCCGACGTACAGGCCCTGGGCGATGCGGCATTCGACAAATTCAAGGCAGGCAAAGACGACGTGCTCTGGTACTACGTCAGCCTGGCTGGGATATTCACTGTCCGTGACGTGCCCATGGCGTCGGACTTCAACGATATCGTTCAACAACTAGGAGAGCTTTAATGGTCGCAAACTCAGAAACTCTGCTGCTCGTCACGCTGCCCAGCGCAAACCGGGCCGTGTATTCGGTG